TAAACTGTTGTTTATTTCTCCTAGCACATCTGAGATAAATGGCTTTATTAAACTGCTTGAGTTGTTAGGCTTGGCATCAATCTTTCTTCTAATCTTAGGTAATACTAACTCATCGTCAATACTTAACAGTTCGACCTTTGTAGGTTCGTTTGAGTTAGCATCGTAGTCTATTACCTTGTTAATGTTCCAATAGCTACGGTCTAAATAAATCTTGTCGTTTAGTTTTAGATTAGCGATGTCATGCGGATTCAAATTTAAGTAAACGATGTATAATTTACCACCGTTAATTTGCGACATGGTTCTTCTCCAATACAAAGTACTGAGGTTGTTTAGTGTCGTGTTTTGGTACGATTGACTAAAATAATAATCACAAATCCCGAAGTTGAAATCTAAGTCTGGGTTTAATGGTTTATCGAAGTGGGTTGTGTATGGATATGAAGTACAAGCCGTTCCCGTTGTACCGTAATCGTAGATATAAAATGTACCACAAGGATAGTTACCGCCATCGTACACAATTCTTGGTAATGTCTTAGGCTCAGTTCCGTTAATACCCATTACGATAGCACCGAATGAAGTGTCAACGAATGGAGACGCTCCAAATATTAAAGTCTTTTTGTCATCGTTCTTGATGTACTCGTTATCGAATACGTACTTAACTTGACCGTAAATCTCAGAAATATTTTGAAGGTAGCCAGCATTCAATACATCTTTATCTTGAGCGTATGTTAATGTCAATGTTTTAGCAGTTACCTCGGGAAGAAATGCTAACACATGAGGTTTATCTTTGACTAGTTTCTTACTCCAATTCTTTACAACGCCTGTATCATAAAATCTATCTCTAGTCTTTAATACAATCTTAGTCGGGTTGGTTTCGTCAGGTTGGCAAAAGATGTTAAACATCGTAAAGATTGACTTGATGAAATCCGATTGTTTAATCTGAACGGGTACGTACTGATTCATTAAGATTGGAAACGAAAACGCGATAGTGTCCGCAGCAGGTGCTATCTCCATTCTAATAGAGTTGATTCTAACCGTTGGAGATATTATAACTATACTTGTTCCTGTATTCCATAAAGGGCTAGCAAATCCAAATATTGAAAAGGTAACTAAATCTCCTACGTTTATATTAGAAGTAGCAGCCGTAATAGTTCTAACACCGCTCGCAATCGTACTTACTCCACTAGGTAAAACATCTCCTGATTGATATGATATAGAATCTATGGTTGCTGTACTGATTAAATTTGAATCAACTCTAATGCTCGGAATATAAACACCCTCATTCACACAAGTAACAGGAGAGCCATATGTGTTATCTAGTAGTATTTCGTAGTCAACTGTAAACTTAAACTGAATTGAATTAGGAACGTTTAAAGCGTACTCAGAAGTATAAGTTGAAGTAGTAGGGTTATACGCTGAGTTAGGGTCTTGTATCTCGGTGTCAATTATTAAAGGGTCGTTATAAACGTAATCGGTAGATGTTGTATTTTCTGCTATGATTTTAACCTCATCAATATATGAATCTGACAACGTAACCTTATCCCCATTGTAAGGCATTAACAACTTATCGAAACCGATTGACACCGCTTCGTCAAATTGGTATTGATAACCTGCATTCGAAAAGATTCTATCTAGGTATGTCTTTAAATAGATAGCGGGTTTAAGCTCAGGCAACTGATAGATGTTATCCGATGACATAGGCAAAATATACTTATATCCATCCGTTACATCATGCGCCCAACTTGCTACAACGTTAGCACTCGTGTACGTGTGGTTTAAATCGCTGAAGTCTAAGTCGGTCAACATAGCGTTTCCGATATCCGTAAACAAGTCTCCTACCGTATCTTTAACCGTTACTGTGTAAACTACTTGCTCATCGTCATTCATGCCGTTAGATATCTTCTCTACGTTTACCAATTGAAGGATAGCGTTGTCTAATATCAGTTCGTCATTTTGTACGATTTGACATGGTTGCTTGACGTTTAAGTTATAGGTTAAACTTACCGCATTAACATCGAATAAGTGATTTAGAACTTCGTTATTATGCTTCGTGCCTATTATCTTGATTGACTTAGAATAACTACCGCTCTTTGCTTGTACATCTCGAATGTCAGCTATCGAGAAATTGATAGGTACTACTACATCTTCCGATACCTCCAAATAGTTATCTATCCCTAGTAAATTGATTCGTGTTAATGTCATACGTTTATTGGTGTATCAACTGATAATTTTACCGTTATTGTTTTTCTAATCAAATTCTTGTTCTTCTGACGTTGTACCTCGAAGCTAGTTTCTTGAACTTGACACGCAAAGTACTGTCCATCAATCTTAACAAACGTGTAACCACTAGTCAGCAACTCCTCAAAGTATACGCTTTCAGCATCAGTTAACCAATTGGTGTTTAGGGTAAAGTCTTTGCTTAAGTCTACATGATAAGTAGTGCGCCCACTATCCCAAGTATTAAAGTTGAACGTGTTTGTCGTTGTGTTGACATCTCCGAATTTCTTGTTATAGTTCATTCGTTGAACTGTTCCCTTTTCAGTAGAACGTAATTGAAACGCATACGAACTAAAAGAGCCTAGTCTATCCAAAAACAAAACCTCGTAATCTTCAATCGAACAAGTGCGATTCATGTACACGCGTACCTTCTCAGTTAGTTGTGTTCCGCTTGTGTCAGCTATCCAATACTCATACCAAACGGTACTATCTTCAATCAATGGTAAAGTACCAACGACCATAGTCAAGGCAGCCATACCATTTGTACCAGCATCTACTTGTGTAAGTCCAACAGTTGAACCTACCGATACAGTTTTATAACCGATGTCTCCACTATCAGTCTCAAAGTATATCCGCTTCGTTGCAGTGCTAAAGTCATTGAAGAACGTAGGGAATAAATCTTGGCTAGGTGTTATCTTGAAGTCGTTTGGTTGGTTACTTAAAAACAATCCATCCCCATCTAAAGAGTAGTTACTAAAGTTCCAATTCTTAAACGCTTGAATATCTAAAGCACCATTAAAAACTATTTGATTTGTAAGTCTTGTTAGATTAGGGAATCTTGACCTACGATTATCTGAGTAGTATATCTTGCCCGACAAAGCCAAACCACTACCAATCCAAGGCAAAGATGTTGTTATCCAATAAGCACTCGGTACGGCAATAACTGAGAACTGACCTTCTAACGCATCTCTAAAATCTCCAGGAGGAGAATCTAATACAACGCTGATTTGGTCTCCTACTACAAATGGATGAGGTGTAACATTCGGTACTTGCCAAAAGCCCGTTTGACCTGCATTAAAAATGAAGTCGGTAAATGTCCAAGCGACACGATACTCTTCTCCGAACTTAATATCGTATTTCAAATAGTGGTTAGTAGCATTCTGTGAACTGACATCGAAAGGTTCGTTTGCACTAAGGTAACTTTGTACGTCTCTCGATATGTTAATCTCTGCAAAGCCATCAATCGGTCTAGGAGCGTATCTCTTCTCAAATAGCTTAGTACTCGTTCCCGCTAGGTACACTTCAACGATGTATCTAAAGCCTAACTGATTAACATTGTTTGAACTGAGGTAATACATTACAGGGTTATAACCTGCTGTCATTCTTGGTGGTTGTGCTTCGATTGTAATTGCCATATCTATAATGATTAAATTCTCGTCAATGTTTAGAAGGCTATGTAGCCATCGTCACTAAAGTACATCTCCTTGATAAACGTAGTTGCGTATCGTATTGCATCCATAGCGTCATCAAATAGTTTTACGGGTTCATCCGTTATTGTGTCGCCTATCTTTTTCCATTTGTAGTTATCGTACTCCTTCTTCATGCGTGGGTCATCTTGGCACATTACACCAAACGTCTTTACGTTGTCGATTCCTTTCTTAACTACCTTGTTTGCGTTGTTGACATTGTAGCCAGCTATTTGCATCTCGGCTATAATCTCAGGTCTTGAGTAATCTGCTAAGATGTCGATTGTCTTATCAATACCTAGATTGTTAAATCGTTCGATGAGGTCGCTAGTGGTTAAGTAGGATTCATAAACAACGGGTTCGATATAGATATCCTTCTCATGCCAATAGACCCTAATCAATGCGGTAGGGTGGTTAAATCCAAAGTCAAGCCCGTAAACGTACTGCGTGAACTTTGAAGGGCGGTGTTGTACAAATGTCCAATTAGTGTAGATGTTTGACTTACTGACTGCCTTCTCTCCTAATGCATAGATTTGATACAACGCTTCATCTGTTCGTTTTAAATCTTCTATCTGTCTCTTAATTGATTCGGGAAGAAAAGGATTGTCTTTATACGTTGACTTAATTAAGACGCTTTCGGCTTCAGGTAGTTCATAAAGCCATCCGCTACTTTCTGAGGGGTTGTAGTCAAAGATTAACTTTGATTCCGTTCTCATATTCAACTGCTGAAAGTCATC